TAATACAGACAGCACTACAGGAATTGACGCTAAGTATTTGAAGTATCCCATTTAACATTTCCATCTTTTCCTCGCTTGCCGTAACCTCGAATTAGGATCTTTAGCTGCGCTAGGAAATTTCTTCATTTGTCCTGCACTACGTGCACAATATGATTTGCGTCGATTTGCAGCTTTGGAACCTTTTTTTACTTTTCCAGTTACAGCCGTTCTTAATTTAGAACCAGGATTATCTCGACGATATTTTGCTACCCCAGCTTTGGTCATTCCCGCTCCACTTTTAGTAGAGCGAAAATTCTTTTTAGTTTTTGGTGGCTGTTTATCAGCCATATGTTTTAATCCATTCAGTTACACAACTGACAGATTCACCTGAAACAATAGTTCCTGGTACAACAATCATTACATCTCCTGATGCATTTGCTGCACCTGAATTAGTTATTCCACCAAAACTTGTAAAATCCCAACTATCTCCACCACTTAGTGAAAAGATATTTACATTAGTTCCTCCACCAACATTCCATTGAAGTTGAATAGGTCTTCCACCAGTTGCTGTTGATATATTAAACCATATTTTTTGTAAAATTACATTGGTACAAGCTTGACCTGCATTGTTCGCTGTTAAGTTACCTACATCAACAATCATTGTGCTGTCGCCTGTTCCATCAGAAACATTTGTATAGCTTTGAATTACTTTTCTTCCACCATCAAAAATTAATCTACTTGATATTACGTCTGCCATATATTCTCCTTGTAAGGGACGGGGTCATTACACCCCGTCCAGGTTAAATTTAATTAGTAGTTAGTATCTCTTGACGGAAAAGAAGAGTATTCTTTATTTGGTCCGTAAGTCATTAGACCACCATCAGAACTTCTCATACTTGCACACAGTAAATAATCAACAAATGAATCATTTGCTGCTGCATTACCACCGTTAGTACTTGCTAAAACATTAGCTAAAGCTATTGAAGGCATAAGCGCTCCAGCACTAGCTGTTTGAGTAGTTACATTCCATGCACCAGTTGCAGCAGTATTAGATGAAATTACCCATCTAAGTTTTCTGTCAACATAAACAGCAATGTTACCAAAGTTAGCATTATCTTTATCAATACTTGTGCCAGCACCTTGCCATTTGAAACCAATTTTTCTTTGGTTAGTTATTACATCTCCAACAATAACAAGGTTAACCATATCAATACCAGTGTCATAATCTACTCTTGTTCCACCTGAATCGACAGTAAAAAGTAAATTACCTGAACCGTTAGCTATTTTAAAGCCAACTTGGTTACTAGAACCAAATGGTACAGTATTAGATAAAGTAAATCCAGCAGTGGCTAAACCACCAAAAAAGTTACTTTGAAGAATATTATCTACAGCTACTGTAGATTCCCAAAATAATGTTTTTCCTGCGTGAGCATTGGTTGATCCAATCCAAGTATCATTACTTTCAATTGAAGAACCTGATGGATTAGTATTAGTTGCAGTTAATCCTAGCATACCATTTAATGTGCCGCCTTGTTGAACTGCTGCTGCTCCGCCACCTAATGCTGATGCTGTGTAGTTTCCTGTTATTAATGTTTCTTGGTTAAAATCATCCCACCAAGTAGTGTAGTCTGGATTACCAACTAATCCTATTGGCATATTCTGCCACCATGAACCTGTTGCTTGTCCTTGTGTGCCACCTTGGCCACTGTACATAACTGGTCCGCTAAATCTTGTTAAGCCCATAAAATCTCCTTTTTGGTTATAGCCTCATCGATTGCATAGTCTCTATAACGTCTGCCTAGCCAGTCTATACATTCGCAAATTATACTAGGAAGGTGAGTATAAAATAAAAAAGGCGCTCTTACAAGCGCCTTCTTCATATCTGGGAGGATCCAGTGTTATTTTTTTTCTTCTACTTTTTTAGGCTCTTCTTTTGCTTCTGATGCTTTTTTCTTATTTGCTAAAGCATAAGCTGCATTATTTTTTTCAGCCATATTAACTACCTGCAGAACCGTAAGCAGCTCTTGGATCAGAATATCCAAAGCTATATCTCTCTCTAGCTTTGTATCTCATGTTTCCAGTATCGAAATCACCTTCCATGCCAGTAGCAAGGGCAGATCTTACGAAGTGCTTAAATCCATTAGGACAATCAGTTTTTACAAACCAAGCGTCAGTATCAGTTAGATAATGATTAACAGTGTAACCACCAGGCAACATACCCATATTTTTCAATGCATTGATGTCATTGTCAGCAGTACCAACTCTAAGAGTGGATTCTAAAATCCTATCGGCTACAAACTGCAAGTTAACAGGAAGAATTAATTTCTGTCCTTTCATTGCAATTTTTAGTCCTCTTTCGTCGATAAAACCAGCGATGTCAATCATAGCTTGTTCTAATGAGGTTTCATTAATGTCTGCATCTGTAGCTGATCTGTTAGCGAAAGTTCCGCCAAGAGCTGTTGGTTGAGCAACGCTCAACAAAGGAACTCCTTGACCACCATTTACAGTGAATGCATCATTTAACACGTTAGCGCCTCTAACTTGTTTAGTGTAAGCCATAGATCTTGCTAGGGCTTTAGTGTAACGAGCTGACAAAGTGTCATACAAGTTGTCTTCGACTGCTTCTTCAGTTAACGCAAATGCTAAAGCAATTGTGTCATGAACGTATCTTGCAGTGAAAGATTCAGAAGCGGTATCGAAACCGATTGCTGATCCTTCTGCTTTTACGTTAGCTTGTCCGAATCCAACCAACATAACTTCTTCTTCAAAAGCTCTATCACTTGATTCTTGCTCAAATATTTGAGCAGCTTCGTTTTCGTAGCGTGCGTACTCCAAACCAAACAGGGCGTTTAAACCAGGTTCTAGTTCTTTGGCAAGCTGTGCTCTATTAATAGCCATATCCTATTTCCTTATTAAATGCCTAAAAGGCTGTCCATGAAATGAACGTTAAGTCGCACAACCGCTAATCGGCCTGCTGCTGTTAAATCAACAGTTCCTGCGGCTGTTGATGCTTGATCATCAAATGCTACAATTTTCATGTTGAGTGTTGCACTTGCTGCTGCAATAGTTCCTACAGCTAATTCACCTAGTGAATAACCGTAAACATCTACTCCAGTAACCATAGTTGCAAAGTTTGCGTTAGCAAATCTTGCGCTATCAGGTAGTGCTCCGTCTGCATTAATAACAAATAATGCGTCAGGGTTGTCTGCTATGTAAGCAGTTGCTTGAGTCGTAGCTTTAATCGCTGCGTAACCAGGGAAGTGAGCAGACCATGCAGGAGTTCCATCAAGAGCTGTATATTTACAACCCATAAAAACACCTAGCAAAGGAACTGTGCCACCGTTTGCGTTACCAACTATATCAATTAAACCTGTAGATAAAGGTATTACAGCAGATCCTGTCCAGATCTTACTAGTAGTACCGTCACTCATGCCCTCGATATTTATAGGATACGCATTTACACCTTGGTTATTATAATTTGAGCCTGATCTTTCGTATGGACGTAGACCAAAAGCTGCATTTATATTAGCCATGTTATGTCTCCTTTAGACAATGATGATAGAGACATAAATCTTAACCATTAAGATTTTTTGTTTCTACCAAATTCTACCCGAGACTGCCTCTCTTGTGAGATCGGCATGGAAGGGTGCTCCTCCTTCATAAGATCGTTTTCCACTGATGCCTTTTGATCGCTAGTTAAACGTCGGAAGTATTCTTCCCTGTCTTCCTTAACTTCAATTGGACATCTCATTAACATCAAACCACCAACAGCAATAATACCTTTATATTTACCATCTGACATAGCTGGTAAATCAAGTCTATCGGGATATTCATCTGCTCTCACAGGTTCATACCCTGATCTAATTCTAGCGGTCACATTCTTTTCATCCTGTGTTCCTCTAAATTCAAATCTTACCCACCGATGGTGAAAACCTTCGGGTGGTTCTGGTGCTTCTAAATTAGATGGTGGAACCCAACCTCTTTTACGAGTTTTTAATTCACGGGTTTCAGTTTTGCGTGAGGTCTTTTGTTTATTAGTTTCAGTCATATTTTGCTACTCCTTCACGTATTTAGCATATTCTTCTAATGGCACACCGAGTCTTTTAGCTATATGCACTTGTGAAGGTGTGAGCTTCACGACTCTGCGTCCAGATTTAGTCTTTCGTACGGCCGACGCAACAGTCTGAACGGGCTGTTTCGTTTCGGGTTTCTTCTCCCCAATAATTTTACCATTAGTAAACTTGTGGGGAAACTCTGTTCTCATG